TGCCCATCAAGGTGCCGTAGGTGCCGTTGTTCGAGTCCTGCATCGCCTGGATGGCGCCGGTGATGGCCAGGGCGCCGGTGGCGACGCCGGTCATGGCGCCGAGGAACTTGCCGAAGCCTTGCTTGCCGGTGTCGGCGGCATCCTCGGTCTGCTTTCCGGTGGTTTCGGCTACGGTGCCTAGATGAGTCAGCGACTCTCCAATCCCCTTGAAGGACTGCTCAAGGGAGGCTTCAAGGGAAGCCTGACCTTCTGTGGCGAGCAGCTGCTCAAGGGACAAAGTGCTGATCGGTGCAGGGGCTACGACAGGTAGGGAGCGAGGCGCTGGGTTATCGCCAACACGATCGCCGATGCGGATGCCGTAAGGGATGCCTGAGGTATTGGCACCGAGGTCGGGACCACCGATGCCTGCACTAAGACTAGAGCTGAAGTTGTTGACTGCTGCGTCAAAGTTTGTGACTGCAGTATCGAACTTGATTCCTGTGTTTGCAAATTCCCGATTGACCCTGTCTTGGGCGGATTCCACTCCGAAGAGCTTGCGCATGCGCTCGAACACTTGCTCTTGCATTGGTGCCATTGCGATGTCAAGGAATTGCTGCAAGAATCCTTGGCTTATTGTTTGTGTGAAGTTGCTCATTGCTTCACGGAAATCAGTGGTACCACTGAACAAGCTCTCCAGCAAACCCCGGCTAGCAGTTGCGTAAGCTTCAGTGGCAGCGACCGCCATGCCCAGTCTTTGCTCGAAATTCTCCATTGCTCGGTTCAATGGATCGAGCTGCTCATTAGTGCGACGATAGCTTTCAGCTAACTGCGCGGCTTTTTCTTGCAGCTCGGGAACTAAGTTCGGATTAGCTAGACGCTGCTCAGGCGTGAGTCGATTAAGTTGCGAGGCCAGATACCCTTGCGCTGCCAAATCGGAACGCCGGTTTGCGTTCTCAAGGGAGTAACCAGGCCGGATCAGGGCCTGCTGAGCCTGGTTGAAACGCTCGAGCAGACCCTGAATCCCGGGCCGGATATCGGTAGCTTGCTGAATGAGCTTCGTAAAGTCATTCTTCAGCGTCTCAAGAAGAAGCTGAGATTGGCGCTGAGTTAGGTCAGCAGCATTACGTAGAGCTCCGATGATGCCGGTGTTTTTGGCTGGATCACCGAGGATCGACTTAATTGCTTTGGCAAGAATCGAGCCATTAAGCAGCCGATCAATCTCTTTTCGAGCACTTTGTAGGTCAATCGTGCCAACTGCCGCACCTTTTAGGATGTCAGCTATGCCCTGCTTGTTAGACGCAATGACATCGGGTGATACACCTTTAAGTAGCGAGCTTTTCGCTAGTTGGTCGTACACCTGGGTCAGGAAGACATCAACCGCTGTCTTGATAGGAATCAGGCTTTGCAGCGCTGAAGGATCTGTTAAACCTTGAGCAATGGACTTACTAAGCGCTTCTGTGTCGTTCTGCAGCTGCAGGATTTCTTTGTCGAGACGGCCGACCTCGGAGGCAGCGACTCCCCAGTTCGCGGGATCGCCTAAGCGCTCGAGGAACTGAGCAAGGTTCTGGTTGTCACGAATCGCGCTTGTTCGTTCAACGAGCTCTCGCGCCATGGCGAAGTTGCTCTCCAGGCTGGCGCGCATGCGCGCTGTATTTCCACCGATGTCAACAAAGGAACTGAGCTCCTCCATCTTCGGAGGTGCTACAGGCGCGGTTCGCTTGAATCGCCCGGTGCCGAGCTCTTGTGCAGCCAGTTGGAGAGCGAAACTGCCTCCTTGGGACTGGCCCATGAAAGCCTTTGCTCTCAGATTCAGCGCGTTCTCAAATTCACCTGCAGGCATTGTGAAGGCGCCCGCGTAGTTCTCTTTTAGAGCAGCGATTACCTGTTGCGCAGGTGTAGCACTGCTCAGAACGAGGTTCCGTCCAGCTCCTGTCTTAAGAAGGGCAAGAGCACGCTCGGCGCTGACTCCTTGCTGCGCTGCTGCGTTGAGGAAATTCCTGCGATCCTCGTCGGTTACAACAAAGTCCTCGCCCTGGATGGCGGCGGCCTGAAGGGCGTAGCGCAGGGCTTCTTTTGAAGCACGGATACACTGTGCTGCTTCGTAATCGACGATCTTCTTATTCATCTGCCCCATCTTTTCACGGAGCTTCAGAGTCTGCTCTTCTAAGCGATACTTATAGTCACTGAGCTGCTTTTCGATCTCGTTGCGCTTGAGTACTAGATCTGTTTGCTGACGTTGACTTTCGACCTGGGCATCGAATAGAGCTGTCTCGTACTCGTCGAAGATCTGCTTGAGGTTGGCGCCAACATCACTGAGACCTCGATTTTCGATCCTCTGACGCTCTTCGAGCTGAGCGCGCTGCTCTTGAGCCATGGCATCGCGCATCTGCTGCTCGAGTTGCAGAGCTTTCTGCCTCTCACCCCACTCGAAGTCGGTAATTTCTTTGGTGAGTTGTTTGCGGATATCTTTCAGTTCTTTCTCAAGTGCGCGACGTTCTTTGGCTAGGATTTGAACTTCGTCTTTCGCCTTATCGTTTGCATTGAGCTGCTCTTGGAAGCGCGCAAGCCGATTTAACTCTTCCCTTGTCTTCGCGATTTGTTCTCTGCGAGTACGCAGTAAAGCTTCTATGAATGTTTCTTGTCTGCCACTCTCCAGCATCTGTGGCGTTATATCCATATTCTTCATTAAGTTCATTGATGCAGCGATTGCCCGCAGCGCGCCTTGCCAGCCTTGAGCCTGTTTAATGTCAAAAGCTGCATTGATAGCGCTATCAAGTTCGCCTATCTTTTTGGTGAGTTGATCAACTCTGCTATTTAATATCTGCTGTTCAAAAGCCTTGGCGGCTTTTGTGGCTGCTGTTGCATTCTCTCCGACCTCGGCGTAAACCGTGCTCAGGCGCTTAACCGCTAGTTCAGCGCGGGTTTGATCCGCGATTTCTTGCTGAGCTCGTTGGAATCTCTGGAAGAGGTCAAAAGCAACTGTAATAGCTACTTGAAGAGCTACTAGCTGCAACGAGAAGCTTACAAAGCTTTTGATCATATCTTTAATCTTTGCTCCTACAGTTGCTCCCGCTTGTCCAAGGTTGTCTCTCACGCTTGTATTGAAATCTGCGATGCTTTGACGTACCTGTTGCGTTTTAAGCTGCAGCTTGTCAAGAGCATCAGCAGTTTTCAGGCCAAATTCAGCGACGCGGAGCTGTGCCTTCTGGAAAGCGGCATCTACGCCAAGCAATGCTTGACCGATCTGGCTGATGAAAACAGCGACCTGGCCGAACTTTGGCCCTGCTTGCTGCACGAGCTCGGCGACTTGGATGAGGAAAACACCCAGCTGCACTACCGCTGCACGTAAACCAACGATCAGCGCGGTTATACCTGTAGTGACAGCTATAACAAGAGTTCTCCCTAAATTCGCGACTAGAGTCGATACACTAGCGATGGCAGTTGAAAAGCCAGTTAAGATAATGTCAATTACGCCCGCCAGCTGTACTTTGAGCCAGTTAAAGCCCTGACCCAACTTTTGCACTGTGTCAAAAACGCTTGGGATTACGTTGCGCAGAACAAACAGTGTCTTCGCGAGAGGAAGAACACCCACGCGATTAAGAACATCAAACTGTGCACCAAGCTGATTCAAGTACTGTGCTATCGGGTTCTTTAGGATTTCGCCGTAGATATTGAGGAGAGTGGTAAACGCTGGTATGACAGTCTTGTTTAATACTTCACCGATACCTATCAATGCACTTAGGTAAATCTTGAACTGTGCAAACTTAAACGCAGCAAAGCCCTTGGCGAGATTTGCCAATCCACTTGCGATTTGCGCAACGGCTTTGACCGCTTGGTCCGCAAGCATGGCGATCTGAGGTCGGAGCCGGTCGACCGCGCTCTGGATCTGCAAGAACATCTGGATGGCGACCTGCTCGCCCTGCTGACCCATCCCGATCTGACGCCGCTGGTTGAAGCCAGCCAGCGTGGGCGCAGCAGCGGCAGCTCCCACAACGCCCCGCGCGACAGCGCCAAATGCTTTACCGAGAGCGTCTGCAATGCCAAAAGAACTCTTGAATATCAGTTGCAGTCGCTCATACAAGATGGTTAAGCCATCCAGAAGAGGATCAAGCAGTCCTTTACCGAATGCACGCTTGAGCTCGTCCTGGAATTCAACGATGTTGCTCGTAATGCCAGCGAAGCCCTTTGCGGCCATCGCCTGGCCCGCCGTGAAGGCAGCCAAACGACGCTGGAGGAAGGCCACCAGACCCTCAGCTGAGTTCTTGGCCTTGGTCACCTCCTCATTGGTGAGGCCTAGCGAGCGGGCCAGAATCGAGTTCTGGTCAATCGTCCCTGTGAGGATCGATCGGATCTCTTGGGTGGCGTACATCGGGTCAGACAACCCGAGCGTCCCGAGAGCGGCACTGAAAGTGATTGCGAGGTCTTCCGCATCTTTGAGGCCGCCCCCGATGTTGCCAATCTGCGAAGCAACGACACCGAAGACTTGAACGATCGCTTCAGAAGTCGTACCTGCGATCTCGAGGGAGCGCTGTCTGATGCTGTCGATCGTGTCGTTAATTGGCTTGTTGAGCTTTAAGATCGCTTCGTAGGGCTCCGTGATGCGCTTGCCATTAACGGCAACATCTGCGGTTGATACAAGGGTGGTCTTGGTACGAAGCAGTGCTTCTTGTAACTGGATCTCCCTACCGATGGTGTCGGTAAAGAATGCGCCGAATGCACTTTTTAGAATGTTTACGGACTGTGTTACGCCAAATACGGTATAGCCTAGATTCGCAGTGGCTTTTGCGAGGTTGTCGACGCCGCTGACAGAAGCACTGATCGATGTGCCTAATAGATTGCCGGGAGTAGCACCCGCAATCAACTTGTAAGCTTTGACAACCTTTTCGCCTGTTTTAGAAGCAATATCTCCTAGGTCTTCAATGTCCTGAATTCGCCCGCCAATGACGGGCATCTGACGAGCGATTTTGTAGGTAGTATTAAGGGCTGTACCTAATTGCTTAACGCCAGCGATAGTTTCATTGATACTAGGTATGCTTATATTGATCTTTCTGTCTTGGCTTACACTGCTAAGACGTCTATCTAGTTTATTGACCTTGTCGTCCGCTTCTTTAGTTTCAGCAACAATGCGGATCGTATAGTCGGCCACCTTGCCCTGCGCTCATGCGGTATCCGTATGTTAAGACCGGCGCTCCGCGGGAGTCATCAGAGCTGTGAACACATGGATAGGAATTCGCTGAGACTTCACCAAGTTACGTAGTACGTACTTGGTAACTTCATCTGGACCCTCTGCAGCCTCTGAATCTGGCTTCCAATCAGGGAAGGGTAAAAAGTCCTTGACTTGTAGTTTAGGTGCCGGACCTTTTGACCCAGAAAAGCCGTGAGCTATCTGTATTAACGTTGTCGTTAATCTTGCTGTGGCGAGCGCTTGAAGATTAGCCTGCTCTTGTTCGTGGTCAAGAGCACGCTTTATTGCCCAGCGCACGACAGCTACAGGCGTGCGGACAAACCGCTCTCGGGGGAAGTCGTCCTTGAGCGGCGATGCCCGCAGCTTGAAATAGATATCGTCCCAATCAGTTAGAGGAGTTGTTAGGACTTTTTCGCATTCACTCAGGATTTCTTCCGGGGAGGGCTGAACACTTGCTCCTCCTCGTCCTCGTTTTTTGCTTCATTCTCCTTCGGCCAACCATCCCGCTCCCATAGCACGAGCTCGAAAATCTGATCCATCAGCTTCGTGGGCATGTTCTCAGTGTCTCCTTGCTCCCAGTCCTTGAGTTGAATCCACTTGTCGCCATCAAGCTTCGATTCGCCTCGGTACTGCATAAACAGTGTCACGAATTCAACCCGTTGCTGGACAGCACTGATGCTATCAACTTGAAGGTCGTCCAATTCTGCTGCGTATTCGTACACGAGGTCTGTCTCCTCGCTGCCTACCTTGCCTAGCAGGTCAACAGCTTCTTTGGTGCTAATGCCTTTGTCTTTAGCGATACGTTGTGCAAGCTTGATTGACTTAAAGGTAGAGCGGGACTGTTTCTTGGAGAACTCCTCGATTCCCTTGGCTTCACCCGGAACTAGGTCATGGTAAACAGGGAAGCGGAACGGTCCAATTTCGCAATAGGTGGTCGGCTTAAAAAGCAGTGCGCTGTACTTGCTCATTGCGGATTGGGAGAGTCACCTGCCACGCGCGATGAGGCGTTGGCTGGTTGACGAGCTCGGTGGGAATTTCAACCTCCAGACTAGCGTCGCCATACGCCAAGCGTATAAGATGGCTTTGGACGAGGGGTTCCAGATACAGGGCGCCGCAGTGAATTGTGGTGCCCTCTATCCGGCAATTCACCGCAAAAACAGTGTTAATTGGATCAATCAAAATGTCGTGTTGCATTGCTACTAAAAAAGCCCCTCGAAAGGGGCTTGGATTGCTGAACCGCTCTCGGTAGCTTAGGCGGTCTTGAAGGTGGTGCTCAGACCCTGGATCGGGCGCTTCAGGCCGCTGGCCGATGCAGTGCCGTTGGCGTCCACCGACTGGGTCAGGGCGCCGTCGGCCACCACCAGGCGGTAGATGGTGCCGGCAGCGAGGTTCGCATCGGGGTTGATGGTCACCACGTTGCTGGCCAGGCTCACCGTCGCGGGCACCAGAGCACCGGAGGACGCGACCTCGAGGCGGAAGCCGGAGCCGTCGGTTTGACCCAGAGCAAGTTGGGTCAGAGCTGTGGTGCCGTTGCTGGTGTAGGTGACGGTGATGTTGGCGCCCACGGCATGGCTGTCGGCATTGTCCACCGGGCTCACAGCAGCCTGACGGGTACCAGCCACAAGGAAGAGCAGCGAAGACTGAACGCCACCAGTGCTGATGGCGGTTGCGCCAGCGTCGTAGCGGCCGAACACAGGACGTGCTCGGGACATCAGGTCGAACGAGATCTCGGTCAGACCCTCAGCAGTGAGGTTCTCCGAGTAGTTCTGGATCACCGCGTTGAAACCGGTGAAGTCGTAGATGTAGTTGCCGCTGGTGCCGTCAGCCTGGCCCAGCTCCTTCAGGAACTCGATGTAGATCTCGTAGTTCTTGTTGTAACGGGCTTTCTGGATCAGCTCGAAGCCTTCGTTGTAGCCGCCGCGGAACACAGGGCAGTCCTGGCCGGCGGGGACTTCGGTGTCCTTCAGGAAGTAGGCGGTCACCGAGGCCTGCACAGAGGATCCGGTGATCACGCTGTCCATCCAACCGTCATCACCCAGGAGACGGAACTCCTGGTTGTTGTCGTTGATCTGGAAGCTGGTGTTGGTGATGCCTTGCAGCTCGACGTAGCTCGAGCCGGCGTCCAGGGTCGGCAGGGTGATCAGACCGGCGCTGGAGCGCGTAGCGAAATAGCGGCAGGGAGGGGTCAGATCCACGGCGCGGACGATGGTCCGGTGAGCCTTGTGGAACGACAACCCGATGGCGTAGTCGGCCATGGTGGTGACTCCTTAGGGGATCGGGGGGTTCAGAACGGCTCCGCGGATGCGGGCCGTGAGGGCCTCGAAGGTGACCTCGGTCCGGGCCATGTACGTGACTTGGTCCCGTGGGAAGGTGCGGGCCAGGCGGCGGCTGATGTCCAGCAGCGAGACCGGCATGCGCGTGCCTTCCTTGGTGCCGTAGTTCGTGAAGCGCACGTTCCAGGTCTCGAAGGACAGGACGGTGCCCACAGAACCGGGGCTGGTGATCTCAGGAACGTCCTCGATGACGCACTCGATGCCGGTGATCGTCCAGTTGGACGGCACCATCGAGGCGCCAGTGACGTAGACCGCAGGAACGCGGCTGCCATCGGGGAGGCCGTAGTACCCAGGCCAGGCGGTGTAGGCCTTGAGTGTTGTTCCGTCGCTCTCGTAGAGATCGAGGATGTGGAGCTCAAGGCTGCGCCGGAGCGCCGTAACCGGTGGGCAGTGGGTCGAGATCGTCATTGCTGGGCCTCCAGTGCGGAGCGCAGCAGCTGGCCGAACTTGGCCGGGGCCTCCTCAAGAGGGGCCTTGGTCCAAGGGCGACCGGGGAAGCGGAGGCCGGTGGTGGCGACTCCGCCCTCGTGGACTTGCCCGGCGTATTCGACCGGCCAGGTGAACGTGATCGAGCCGTCGGCATTAACGACCCGGGTCTGGCTGGCGCGAAGACGTCCGGTGTCCACGATGTCCCGCACCTGGGGTGGTGTGGGATAAGGCCACTTCACAGACGAGATTTCCTCGGTGAAGCGGGCATCAAGCCAGGTTCCGAGTTGCCGCATGGCCTGGGCCTTGGCGGTCTCGAGTGCTTGATTCAGTTGGCGCTCAGGGCGGGCCATTACGACGCACCTCCGATCACGCGGAATGTGCCCTCGATCGTCTGGCGCAGATCACCGCGGTGATAAGCGTCCATCCCCAGATCGAAGACCAGCTCGAAGCGACCTCGGTAACCGTTGATCACCGCTTCGGCCTGAGAGCCGTTGGTGATCCGCGGATCGAGCGTCGCCGGGCTAAGCAGGCGGCCCCGGCAGATGTACGTGGTGTTGTCGGTGCCGGCCTCAGCTTTCCAGGTCGGGGCCTGGAGCGAGAGAGCGGCGAGATACTCCACCACCTCAGTGGCCTGGATCGCGTTGCCTGTGGCGGGATCTGTGGTGGCAAACCCCGTTCCGAGTTCGAACGCCAGTTCGGCGTTGCCCCAGGGGGCGTAGGACGCGATGGTGGTTGCCGAGATCGCCATGGCTACAAGGCGAAACCGCTGAGGGACAGGCTGTCGAGCAGCCGCTTGTACTCCTGGCCGTAGAGCGTGGCCTCGAGGCCGGATCCAGCAGGAGCGCCGGATTTGGCCTCGATTTGCATGCCGATCTGCATGGTCCGAATGGCCAGCAGATGGGCGGCGAGGGTGCTGACGGCATCGGTGTGAACCGCGCCGAACACCGTCTCGCTGGCAGATCGCCCGGCTTCAGCCAGCGCTCCTTGGACCACCGAGGACGATTGCTCGCCGAACTCGGGGAAGCGGAGGAGAAATGCGCTGGCCGAGGGGACCGCCATCAGCCGTTACCCTCTGTGATGGCCTGGGTCCGCTTGGCGATGGCGTTGCGGACCTTGATCCGCTGCTCCTTGGCTGACCACTTGTTGAGCTGCTCGAGATCGAAGGAGGCTTCGACGAGCTCGAGGGCTTGGCTGATGGGCAGATCGGCGATGGTGTTGGCCACCACCTTTGCTGCCACTTCTTCACTGGTGCTTTCCTCTTCGGCATCGATGCGCAGGGCACCGAGCTTGAGGAGGTTCTTCACCACGTCGTAGTCCTTGATCTTGTCCCACACGGCCTCGGGGAAGTTCCGTGTGACGCCGGAGTTGACTTGGATGTGGTCGGTAAGACCGCCGCCGTCAACGAACGAGAAACCGATGGTGCACTCCTTATCCATCGGGGGGTTTTCAAGTTCAGGGCGATAAACGAGGATCATGATGAAGACGTGGTGAAGGTTTGACCAGTTCTGAATAGGTCAGGCTTTCTCAAGAACGAGAGCGCTCTTGGGGTAGTACAGCGAGAGGCCGCCGATGCGAGCGTGAGCCGCAACGGTGAACTCCAGCGCCTGACGCAGCGGAGGCAGAAACTCCAGGGGCTGCGGGATGTGCAGTTGCAGCTTGTCGGGGCTGCGGTCGTACACCACGATCCGGTCCTTGGACAGGGAACCACCCGACTTACCGGCCTCGAGCTCGTTGATCGGCTCGATCGCTTGGATCATCGGGTTGGTGCGCAGGAAGAACTCCATCACCGTGGTGTCGGAGGTGGTGCTGCGCGGGGTGGTGGAGATGATGCGGTACACGTTGTAGGGCACCAGCATCGTGTTGGGCATTTCCTTCA